ATGTTGAGTAGCATATTTTTCTCTTAATACTTCAATATTAATATCTTCACTAAATTTAGTAGCAAGTCCTGTCATATCTCCATAATAGATAGCAGTATTACCTGCTGCCATATCAGGCATATTATCAGAAACATAAACTGGTTTTCCTAATAGTGATTTACCAAACGGCATTGTAATATCATCTTGAAGTAAGTATCTACCAACTTCATCTTTTAATTCACGAATAGCAGTTCTTGTTGCAGTAGACATGATCCAAATAGCATTTGCTTGGTAATCATCTTTAACTTGTGCTTGTAATTCAATTAATTCATTACCAGTTACTTCATTTGTTTTTGCAGCTGTTTTTGTATTAGTTAATGTTGATAAACCTTCAGCTTTACCTTCACTACCATTTAATAATACACCCTCAATAAATCTCTTAATTGAATATGCCATTTCATCAACAACAAATCCAACAATATCAAAATGAGAGTTATTAAGTAAACTTCTTGAAACTAATGTTAAAGCACCTGCTAAATATCCTCCAAGTTGAATTTTATCAAATGCACCTACATTACTATCTAATTCTTGGAATTCAGTAGCCCATGCAACTGTTATAGTTGTAGTATCTACATCATAGTATGGTAAATCTAAATTTCCTTTAACATTATATTTTGAACTTCTTTCAAGTATTGGTGAAATATCATATACTTTCTTAATAATTCTATTTGCAATTGTAGTTGGAATTAATGCTTGTCCACTACCTGTTGAAGGTGTTAAATTGTTTGCTCTTTCATTAGTAACAACACCTCTAATATAATTTTCAAATGCTCTTGTTTCTTGTTCTTCTACTTGTTTCATTTTTTCTTCTTCAGTCATTTCTTCTTCCCCTCCTACTGGTTTTGCTTCTTCTTTAGGTTTTGCTTCAACTCTATCAAAGAAATCATCTAAATCTAATGCCTTAACAATCTTTCTAACATTATCTCTAATTTCAGCTAGTTCTTGCATTTCGGCATCAGTTAATTCTCTATTTTCATCTTTTGCCTTATTTAGAACACATTCTGCTCTAACAATAAGATCATTCTTCTTTTCAGTTAATTCTTTAGTATTCATTTATAATTCCTCCTTCATTTCCTTAATCATATTTTCATACTTTGAATAATCTATTTTTTCAACAATTTCTTGTTGTTTAGGCTGCTCTTCAACCTTTGGTTCTTCTTGAACCTCATTTTGTGTTACCTCTTCCCCTGTTTGATTTGTAGGCAACTCTTCTCTTATTGATACTTCATCAATAAAATCTTCCCCTCTAAACTGCATATCATTATTTTCACTTCTTGCAGTTATGAGTGTTCCATCATATGCTGGTGTTTTAGTTCTATCTAAAATAGATACTTCATATAAATCTAAATCTTTTACTTCCCTATGAGGTATGCCATCAATCACTCTTGTATCAACTCCATCAGGTGCATCAGTAAATCCAAAAGACCATCCGACTAAATCACCATTTCTTGCTTTATCAATTACATCTTTATCAGTAATTGTTGCTCTTGCATGAAGTCCTATGTTATCTTCTTCAAGTTCTAGGTTTCCTCTTCTTGTACTTCCTAAATCTCGTTCCCAATCATGGTTTAATAACAAATGAACATCATCATTTCTCTTTAATGCCTTGCCAAAAGCACCTTTACAAATTCTTTCAATGAATTGCCCTATTCGGCTTGTTAAAGGTTTACTATCTCTTTCAACTGCATTAACATATCCTTCAATCTCAATATGATCTTGTCTTATATTTATCTTCATTTACTCACCTCCTAACCTTCACTACTATTACCACTCTCTTCAAAAGCAGTATCAATTTCTTTATCTTCAATCACCTTTTGAATATTGGCATCAGTTTCACTTGGATTACCAATTGTATCAGTGTTAGGTGTGTAATATGTATGAGTATTAACATCATAAAGAACTGCACCAAGTCCAACATTTACAACATCTAGACCTTCAACAAAAGGCATGTTTTCAGCTCTTCTGATTTCGTTTAATGTCATAAATCCAGTTTCTTTTGCAAGTTTATATGCTTCATATCTTTCTTTGATGTTTACTCTTACTATTTCTTTAACATCAAATTCAAAGAAGTAATTCTTCTTTTCTTTTTCAAGTAACATATCTCTATTTAAAGCAGTTTCAAATGCTTTAATGATTGGATAAATTGCTTGTTTAAATGTTAATTCAAAATCATCTGATATATGAAATATTTTATCAATCTCATTTTGAAGTGTTTTCTTACTTTCATTCATTTGCATTTCTACTGCACTATTAGATGCTTCTTGAAACTCCAAGCCATTATTTAATACAACAACATTTTCTTCATTATTAGCATAAAGATTACTCCAAGCTGCTTTTAATGTATTTATTTCATCTTGGCCTAACCTGCTTTTAGCCTTTAAGAAGCCTCTTTTATTACCTCCACTCTTAACCATACCTAGTTGATATAAAAGAGTGTTATAAGCAGTTTCTAATGTCTTTGATATTTCAACTGTTAATCCAACTCCACTAGCACCATCTTTTGTTTTTCTTAATAACTTAATGAATTCAAATGGTTTATATTCATTGCTATAAACAAAAATAGTAAACTTTTTATTCAATGGATCAGGATTTCTCATAATACTTACATAATCATCTTGAACATACTTTAAAGCAGTTACTTCATTTCTATATCTTTGAATATAAGCATAACCACCTTTACCTAATAGATAATCCTCTACTAGTGCATATTTCATTTGATAAGCATCTAATGTATCACCAGTATCACCATTTAATAATTTAACTCTACTATCTTTTTCTTGCTCTTCTACTTTGCCATCTTTATACTTGTAAAGTTTAATAGGCATTGAAGCAATCATATTACAAATTAAATCAACATTTCCTGCAACTGCTGGTAATGTTAATGCCTTTTCTCTAGTTATTGTTTCACCATTTAATAATGCACTTAATAACACATCATTAACTTGTGGTGTTATCGTTTCAGTTGTTGCAGTAGTTGTTTCTTCTCTCTTTTTCATAAAATCAAATAATCCCATATATTCACCTCCTCCTTGCTGCCTTATTTCCTTCTATTTCTTTTTACGAGGTTTAATTTCTTTTTGCTCTACTGGTTTTTCTTTATGCTCTTCTAGTTTTTCAACTATTTCACATACACCAGCTTTAACTAATTCTTCAGCTCTTGCTAAATCAACAACAAACGGATCATCATTTGTAGTTACCATTTTGTCTAATTGTTTATCATTGTAATTTTGAATACATTTAACCTTTGCTTTCATCTTTTCTTCCTCCTTATAAATCTTTTTATTTATCAACCACTAATGGCTTGATAACTTAATTAAAGAACTTGTATTGTAAAGTCCATTTGATTTAAGAAATAATCTTGTTGCAATAAATAAACTGCATTGATTAAACTTACTACCATATCAACTTTACCTGTTGATTTCTTTTTATTAACATATTGATTTTTATTAGTGTCATAAACACATCTAGCATTTTGGAAATTGATTTCTAACAACCTATTGTTTTCATATTGGAACTCTTTATTTAAAATCTTTTCTTTTAGTAACTTTGTAGGTGGATGTAATACCGAACTATGCTGTCTTACCTCAACAAGGTTATAACCTGCTTTCTCTAACTTTTGAGCAGTGCTTAAAGCATTCCATCTATCATAACCAATTGCTTGAATTTGAACCCCTAAATTACTTTCTAGGTTCAATATAAAATCTTCTACTACTGCATAATCAATTACTTTATCTCCACATGCAATTACTTTATTTGTATTTAACAATTCTCTATAATTAACTTTTTCACTTGCTTGTTTTTCTTCAATTCTTCCTTCAGGAATAAAGGCAAAACTATCAGCAAGTACATTATTATCATCATCAACACTTACTATTGATACACTTGTATTATCGTTTGTTTCTGATAAATCTAATCCAACATAAACAATTCTTCCATTCCAATCAATTTTAGAAACCTTACATTCTTGAACATCTTTAGTATCAATATATGTTTCAGTTCCTACACCTTGATAAATGATATTGCAATGCTTGGTTACAAAATTCTCTCTTGCACTTTCTACTGCAATTGCATATGCTCTTTTCTTTAATAAATCCTCCCATATTTCAGGTATCTCTAATGCAACTGGATTTGATTGCTTTAATATTAAATCATCATTTTCCCAACCTTTTGTTTTATCAGGTTCATACAATAGAGCAAATATAGTTTCATCTTTCTCTAATCCATCCAATACTTTTTTAGAGTATTTGATCCAATCTTCAAAAGGATTATCTATTGTTGGATATTTAGTTGATATGATAAAACCTAATTTATTCAATATATTTAATTGGCCTGACCTCATAGCCTCTATTGGATAACTAATTGGTAAAGCACCAACTTCATCAGCACAAAACACATTAGGCAATTTACCATCCATCCTAGAAGTTGAATAACTTAAAGGTGTATATGTTATTTGTGTTGGATTAAATTTTATATAATCCCTTAATATCTTAAATCTCTTTTTATCTTTAAATTCATATATCACTGGTGAACTTCTTATAGTTTCACTTATTGCTTCTCTAATTTCTCTTGATAATGATCCATCAGGTGCAACAGAATAGAATTTACTAAATTGAGGTTCGGTTAAGAACAATAATATAAATATTGTTGCTATCGTATATGTTTTGAAGTTCTTTCTACATATCTCTAGCACTCCAACCTCATATCTTCTCTTTGCAGGATTATCTCTATAAACTGTACATAGAATAGCAATATAAAAAAACCATTGATAACCAGTAGAACACTCATAAAGGCTTTTACCTGCCTTTAATCCTTTTGGCATTATCAATAGTTTTAAAATGTTTTCTAATTGCTTTACTTTTCTATCACTAACTATATATTTACTATCTTTTCCATCACATATCTTAATGAACTCTTTCATTTGCAGCTTAACATATTTTGGAGTTGTTTTTAATTTGATGGATTTCTTACAAAACTCATATGCCTTATTATTCTTCATCCTCATCACTGCCATTTATCATGTTCATTAATTGATCTTCTTCAGTTTGTTCTTCTACACTAAATGATTTAATGATTTTGATTAATGTAGATACTGTTTTATTTGCTAAATCCGTTGTTTGATTAAAACTTTTTACGGATGGTGAAGAATATAAGTTCTTTCTACCCTTGACATACTCTTTTGTTACTTGCAAACCATCTTCATCCATTGATCTCTTAAATTCCTCTAGCATATCTAATAAAATCATGTATCTATCAAATGTTGTCTTGAAGAAGAAGTTGTTTGTTACTCCATTTTCTTCAGCAAGTTTTAATATTTGCTTTGCTTGACTATCTAACTCTCTTTTATTCACATTTATCACCTCATTTTCTTTCATTTCATCTTGTAAATGTGCTATATTACATACCTCTCTCACTTTTTATTAACTTTTTAAAACCTTTTAAGCATTTTTAAGAGGTTTTTCAATCTTTTTAAGCATTTCTTTATATTCTTCACTAGGTAAATAACCAAGCTCATATAAAACGGTTGCGGGAATATCGTTGTTTTTATCTAAAATTAAAACAACCTCGTTATATTCTTT